TCGACACTCATCACACCGCCACCTGGGTTGTGGGTCGAGGTAATGAATTTCAATGGCGGGATTGTGAGTTTGGAAACGAGATTGGCACGGGACGAGCCAGCCTCTTCGGCGCGGCGAACATCGACAGCCACCATCTGGTAAAGCGTTTGCATAGGGTTCCCTTTCGGAAATCAGGAATTGTTGGACATCAGGCGAGGGAATTCAGACGGGCAACGATTTCAGCAACGAGCCCTTCGACGGCTGGCCGATAGCGGCGCACTTCATGATTGGCGAGTTTGAATGCTGGTGCAGGCTCGATACCGATGTTGACAGTGAGGTGCCCGAGGCGAATTTGTTCGGGGCTGTTCTTCTCAGGAACGAACTTCACTTCAGAGCCAAGGATATCGTCATCAATCTTGTGGTCACGGAGCATGAACCTCAGCGAATTGAGCCAAGCTTCTGCCGAATCTGCAGTGATTTTCGGTCCGAGGAATTGCCGGGTAATCTGCGCCATTTTCACCGTGAGATAGTCAGCACCACGAACCTGGTGGATTTGCTTCCAAAGGTCGCCGGTTTCGGTGTTGTCCGTACCGATGAATACGAAGCCGCCGTCTGCAATCGCCCCGTCAACGCCGGTTTCACCGCGCGCAACGATGGAGACATTGCTTTCGAGCAGCATCTGCCCTTCAGTAGAACCATCAAACAGTGAAAATGGAATGTTGCGCGAAAGTCCCGCCAGCCCCTGAATCGGCTGGTTCGCAATCGGATCGAACGGTCTGCCTCGATGAGCGTTGTCGACGGCGGCGAAGAGGCCGGCAATGCGTGGGCCCATCGGACGGGTCACGAGATTGGTACCCTCGAAAACGCGGGCAGCCACACCGATAGGCATAAGGCGTTGCGAGTTCATGGTCTCTCGGGCTGATGTCGCCGCTTCCTTGCTGGTATCGTCGACATCCACTGGGGCAACAGCCAGAAGCATCTCACATGCTGCAGGCAATGCCGCGATGACAGGATTCACTGTATTTTCATCGGGACGCCACGCAGTTCGGCCAGCCCACACAATGCGCGGCGTCGCGTTGACCGCTGATGGTATGTGCGCAACTTCTCCCAGCGCTGCAGCGATCGCAGCCGCAGTAGCTGCCGGGGTCTCCCCCTCCGTGACGCGGATAACGGTGACGTCCGCTCCAGAATTCAATCCAGAGACCTGAGCATTGATGCCCCGGACAGCATCGGCCAGGTACCCCGTGCCGATATCCGCAAGCGCAGCACTGTCACTTGTGGAAATACGAACGGGATCGCCTATCGGATAAGATGAGTCAGAGGCATCTGCGGAGGTTTCGATCAAAAGAATTTTGGAGAAATCCGCACCAAGAACAGGCAACGGTTCATCATTAGGACGTGTAAAAGTCATGCCGAAAGTCGGTGCCGACATCGGTTTTTCTCCTATGAGTATGCCCATTGGTTAGGGCCGAATGTTGAGAATGAAAAAGCCCGGCGTAAGGGCCGGGCTCGGTGGTATTTGTACGCCGCTGTTAAGCGGTACGCCGTCAAAATATTTCCGAACGTTTCCAAATGGCTCGTGCATGTGCTAAGGGCGAGCTACTTGGGCAATTGACGAATTTTATTCCGATTGGGGGAACTATGCGGACTTTGCGCGCCGCCTCAAACTATTTGCGCTCCTTTTTGAAAAGTGACGAACATTACGAGGCGTATAATCCCCGTGCGGGCAGGGCCGATTGGTCAACTTTTTCTCGCTGGCTGATACTCGGCTCTTGCGGGTCAGTTGCGGCCCTCTTTCTTGCTGTTGTCGTACTCAATCCTTTCGGCAATTTTCCGATAACACGGTTCTCACAAGTCTTCGCTGACAACAATCAACGTTATTCCTACCCGTCGATCGCCCGATCCGGTCGGCACCAATCCGCAATTTTCGGCACGTCGTCTTCGCGTCTGCTTACGCCGCAGGACTTAGAAAATGAGTTTGGCGGCAGGTTTGCAAACCTGTCTATGGACGCTGCTACCGCGTGGGAACAGACGCAAATTGCTCGCTTATTCTTGCGGCATGTCAAGAAACCGGAAACCGTTATTCTGTCGCTCGACTGGATGGTTTGGTGCAACCAAGCGGCAGACGAGCAACGCGTGACGTTCCGGCTCTTTCCGAAGTCTTTCTATGACGAAAACCCCATCAACGATTTCGCCGATATTCTCAATCTTGAGCTTTGGGATGCCCTTCGCAAATCAGTGAAAGTCGCGACAGGATCGCGGGAACCCTACCAAGACGCGGACGGCTTCGGCGACTTTACACCGGGTGAAGATAACTACGACGCGGAGCGCGCTTCCTACCATATTCACGAGAAGCCTTTACCGCAGCCGGACTTGACGCCACTAACGCCCGAAGAATTGGCAAATCTAAAATTCCCTGCACTCGACTGGCTTGCCGAAACCCTTTCCGAAATTCCGAGTGACACAAAGACGTTAATCGTTCGGATGCCTGTCAATGCTACGGCGCTTGCCGTGCCCGGAACACGAAACGCACAAGCTGAAAAAGAATGCTTTCGCCGGACTAAGGAGTTAGCCAAGTCGCGGGGTGTTCCGATATTCGACATGGCCTTTGCTTCGCCATTTACGACCAACGACCTCAACTATTGGGACCCGATGCATTATCGCCTTCCGTTAGGGCCGCAAATCGTTAGGGCGATCGGTCAGGCTTACCGCGACGGAAAATCGACGGACATACTTCACGTTACGGCGGCGCGGAACTAACCACATGCTATTCCAGACACAGCTATTCCTCCTGATCTTCCTCCCGTTGACGCTCGCCTTTTACTTCATGGCTGCGCGCAAAACGGAAGTTCGTATCGGCGTCTTGATCGTAGCGTCCCTGATTTTTTACGGTTGGTGGGACGCTCGTTTCGTTCCGCTTTTGCTCGGCCAAGCCGTTTTAACTTGGACCTGCGCGGAGATTTATTTCCGAACCAAACTGCGCGCGGTGCTCTGGTTTGGCATCGTCCTAAACCTCGCCGTGCTCTGCCTATTTAAGTATGCGGACTTTGTCATAACTAACGTCGAAGCGGTCATTGGCTTTTCGCTCCCGCATTCCTCTTGGGTCCTGCCCATTGGCATATCGTTCTTCACGTTCGAATTGGTTTCCTATCTCGCCGACCAGATGCGCGGGCATCAAAAGCACTATCGGTTCAGCCGATTTATGCTGTTTGTCCTTTTCTTCCCCCGCCTTATCGCCGGGCCTATCGTTCGCCACGATGAAATCGTAGAGCAATTCGAGAAAGACCCGCTAAGACAGGGAGCAAATGAAAGGCTCGGACGCGGCTTTGTTCTGCTCACGCTTGGCCTTGCAAAAAAGCTTCTGATCGCCGACCCGCTGGCGACTATCGCCGATCCGATGTTCGCCGCGTCGGCAATTGCGCCGCAACCCCTTCTTGATAGTTGGATGGGCGTTCTTGCCTTCACGCTGCAACTGTATTTCGACTTCTCGGCCTATACCGACATGGCAATAGGTATGTCGCTAATGATGGGCTTGCGGCTTCCGATCAATTTCAACGTACCTTACCGCGCCACTTCGCTTCGGGATTTCTGGCGACGCTGGCACATGACGCTTTCGCGATATATCCGCGATTATCTTTATATCCCCTTGGGCGGTTCAAGAGCCGGACAGGCGAGATTTGTTTTTGCCACACTTGTTTCAATGACACTTTGCGGCCTTTGGCACGGCGCGGGCTGGACCTTCGTAGTATGGGGCGCGATGCACGGCGTCGGCCTGATCGTCTGCCGATATTGGCAAGGAAGATCATTCCAGATGCCAGCCGTAGCGGGCTGGCTTCTGACGATGCTATTTGTCATGGCCGGTTGGGTACTCTTTCGTTCCCCCGATTTCTCGACCGCAATTTCTGTGTTTAGCGGGCTTGCGGGTTCGGGCGGTCTAGGAGGCTTCGATAAAGCCGACTGGATAATAGCTGCCGGTGCCATCGTCGCAGTCGTCGGGCCTACAAGCCTCGCCTTTGTAGAACGCTTCCTATTGCCTTGGCGGTCGGGAGCGGTCTTGTGGGTTGGCCTTTGGGTCTACTGCCTAATGGTTATCGGCGGTGAAAATCCTGTCAGCTTTATCTACTTCCAGTTTTAGGCAAGTTGCAAAGCAGCGCTCCACATTTGATCAATATCGATAGGCGATTTTCCGATTGAAGGATCGCTTCCGATCAGGTCGAACAAGGGATCGTTTCGATAGAACAAGGTTACGCTTGCAAGCTTATTCTTCGAAATGGTTCTGTTCGGCTCCGACATTGCCTCAACCGCTGCGTTGATCTTATCCCGAAGCCCCGGTTCAAGGTCGATCACGGTATCAACCCGCCATTTTTCGAGCGCTGGAAGGTTCGCTCTAAGTTGTGCTGTCGTCGGGGGGGTATAGGCTCTAATTCGCCCATAATCACCGTTAACGCCAGCTTGCCAAATAACCTTCCCGTGCTCGGTTGTATCGCCGCTTGTGGCAGTGAACGGAACCGGAATGCCTTTCAGCGGTCCATCCGAAAAGGTAACTTCGCAATTGAAGGAGGTTTTATCGGCGGAATTCCAAATCAAATTAGTAACGGCACCGACTGGTTGGTTATTGAGGTCGTTATTGCTCATTATGAAACCCTCACGAAAAGACCTGCAATTTTTGAAGAAGAACTTGCGTCCCAATAATCAGGCCCCCAATAGCGCCAAGTTCCCGCAAGGGTGCCGGTCGCGTAGTTGCCAGACCCTCCGAGGTCAGCAAGAGCAACCGGAACAAGTGATCCACCTGCGATAAGGGCACCCCTTCCCAAACTGCCAATCGGACCAGTACCCTTACAAACGCACACCGTGCCAACGTCGGTATTCGAAGTCCGAATTACGTTATTGACACTCAACCACGCTGAAATGTTGTTGCTATCAACTATCTGCGCGCGATACCCACCATTATCAATGTCGATATACGCTGCGCCAGCCGCCCCCGCCCATTCCAATGCGGTTACGTTCCCGCCCCTTTGACGGGCCGGGACGAAACCAAGTGCCCTCTGTAGGTAATATACGCCTGCATCCGAGGCGCGGCGCATATAAGGGGCGTCTACATTATTCGAAGCAAAACCAAGGTGGGTAATTGAGTCCGCTATCGGTCGGTTCGCAACGACGCCGTCCACATAGTCTTTTCGGGCGGCGCTGTCCGGCTGTGTCGGCGCGAGCGGCAAGATAAATTGCCCCGTATTCAGCATCGTCACTTCGTAGGAAGTGGAACCAGAATACGCTCGGATGGAAATTCGGCCATCTGCCGCCGACCATACTAGGCCCGTAATAGCGCCAGCCGCGTTTTTGAATTGCAGAAGGCGATTGCCGCCACCTTGAAGGTTTATGTTGGCATTTGTGTCCATCGACACGGTTACGGGTCCGGTAGCAACACCGCCCGCCGATGGAATGTACTCCATCGGAGGCAGTTGGGTGGCGTAAACCTTGCCGGTGCTGTCCAAAGAGGCCACGCCGTTGGCAACGCCTTTGTCGGCGGTTCCAAGCGCATCAAGGTTGGATCGGCCTTGCGCTTTTTGAGCCTGAGAAAACGCATTCGCAGCATCAACCCGCACTCGATTACCGAGTGCGGTTGAAATCGTTGATGCGAAATTCGGGTCATTGCCGAGAGCGTCGGCAAGTTCCTTGAACGTGTCTAGCGCTGCACCGGCACCGGCTCTTAGTTCGTCGCGAAGCTCAAGGATCGCGTCAGTCACCTGATCGCGGGTCATGGCATCGGTGATGCCATATCCCGCAATGGTCGTTGGGATTGTAAGCAAATCAGCAAAAGCATGCTTGTGACTTGCAAGCGCCGTCTCGACCGACTTCATCTTCACATCAACCGCAAGAAGGGAATTTGCTACCTTCCCCATCTCGGCGATTTGAAGGCCAGTCGGAGACGGCAACGGCCAATTGTAATTTGCCGTGGTTGCCATCGATTACACCTTTGACAAGATCATGCGCAGAGCCGCTATTTCCGGGCGCGCTGCTGGCGTGCCGGAAATCGTGATTTTCGTACGCGCGTCCAGATTTTCCGCCGGATAGGCGGGGCGGGTATAAGTTTGCTCGACCACGCCGTCGCCAAGCGGGACGGCGCTCGAAACGGACACCGGGACATAATTCCCCGGTACCCCTATTTCGACGACCGCCGAGGAACCGGCGGGCAGGAAGGCGTCAAACGTCGTCAACACGTTGCTGACGTCAGTGGCGTCGATCGCGCGAGAGACATAATCACCGGTCGGCTGTAGCTCGCCCTCGACGATTTGCACGTCGGGGAAAACAAACGGTGTCACGAATTCCGTTCCCTTGAGCACCGCCTCGACGAGAATGTCCTCGTTTTGAATGTACTCGTCGAAGCGGATCGTCTGCGAAGGAGCGGAGACGATGACTTCGTTTCGCGCCAGTCTCGTAAGGCGGATGCTCACGTCGACCGAAGGATCGGGGATTTCGACGCCGACCCGGACAATGACGTCCGACATTTTCGACGTCTTGAACGTTCCGATCGTGATTGCCTTCTCGACAGGGGCGAACTCGCAGCCGATCAGTTCGAACCACAAGTCGGCGTCGTTGTGCGCCGTCCATGTCGAAGCGTTCGACGAAGACAGAAGCACGCCAATCGTGAACGGCTGTTCGGTGATAATCGCGTTCGTGTCCATGTCGATTTCGCCGATTTTCGCCACGTAGAGCGAATGCTCGGCGTCGTCGGTCAGCGCCACGAACGCATACTCGCGCCCGGCTTCCAGAAAGACCGGATAGCGGAAGCGAGCGTCGAACGCGGCGTCCTTTACCAAGTCAGCACCCGGTACGAACGCTTCTGCGAGAACGACTTCGGTCGGCATGCCGACTTCGACCGTTCGGACTTGCACGGCAATCGCGTTTGAGCGATCGCCGACCTTTGCGCACATGAGGCGAACAGCGCCAATGCAACGCGAACGATCGAGCGTGAAGGTTTGCGCCA